CCTCGATTTTCACGACGGCGAAAATAAGTCGCGGGGTTGGCGATTCGCATGAGGGGCCGACCGACGAAGCCGACCGCGCTAAAGATCCTCCAGGGCAACCCGGGCGGCCGGCCCCTTCCGGAGAACGAGCCCATCCCGCCGGACGGCGAAGTCGAGAAACCGGAGGGCATGAGTGCACCCGCCGGCGCGATGTGGGATCGGTACGCGCCGATGATCGAGGAGATGGGGCTGCTGACGGTCGCCGATGTTCCCGCGTTCGCGTTTCTCTGTGCGCTGATGGCCGAGGCAGATTTCGACCCGCGGGGGATGGCGGCCGCCCGGATCACGCGGATGGAGGCGCTGTGGTCGAAATTCGGCATGGACCCGTCGTCGCGAGCCCGGCTCGGTAGCGTCGGGAAGAAGGCGAAGAAGAACCCGTTCGAGGAGCTGACGGGGTGAGCGTGGCGGCCCCACGCAAGCGGTCGCGGTCGAAGCCGCCGCGGTCGAGCAACCCATACGTCGAGGCGGCGACGAAGTACGCGCGTGCGGTCGCCTCCGGGAAGACGCCCGCTTGCCGGTACGTGCGGCTCGCGTGTGAGGGGTACCTCGACGGGATAGGGCGCCAGCGGACGAAGGCGTACCCCTACCGGCTCGACGAGGATGCGGCGGCTCGGATCTGCCGCTTCGTCGAGCTCATGCCGCACGTGAAGGGCAAGTGGGCGCGGTCACGCCAGCGCATCAAGCTCGAGCCGTGGCAGTGCTTCATCGAGGTCAACGTCTGGGGCTGGAAGCGGAAGAGCGACGGGCTCCGGCGCTACCGGCGCGTCTACATCGAGGTGCCCCGCAAGAACGCGAAGTCGACGCTCACGGCCGCGAACGGGAACTACATGATGGCCGCAGACGACGAGCACGGTGCGGAGGTCTACTCCGGGGCGTCGTCGGAGAAGCAGGCGTGGGAGGTGTTCGGGCCCGCTCGGCTTATGGCGAAGGGCACGGAGCAGTTCTGCGACGCGTTCGGGGTGACGGTCGGCGCCAAGAACCTGCACGTCCTCGAGACGGCGTCTAAGTTCGAGCCGATCATCGGCAAGCCCGGCGACGGCGCCTCGCCCTCGATGTCGATCACGGACGAGTATCACGAGCACTCGACGTCCGAGCAGTACGACACGATGGTGACCGGGATGGGCGCGCGCGAGCAGCCGATCGCCTGGGTCATCACAACGGCAGGGAGCAATACCGCGGGTCCGTGCTACGCGCTCCGGTCGGAGGCGATCGATGTGCTCGAGGGGAAGGTCGAGACCGACGAGCTCTTCGCGCTGATCTACACGCTCGACGAGGGCGACGACTGGACGAGCGAAGCCGCGCTCCGGAAGGCGAACCCGAACATGGGCGTCAGCGTCTTCGAGGAGTTCCTCCGCTCGGAGCAGCGCCGCGCGATCGCGAACCCGCGCGAGCAGTCGACGTTCAAGACGAAGCACTTAAACATCTGGATCGGCGCTGCGTCCCCGTATTTCAACCTCGAGCTCTGGAACCGGCTCGCGGATCCGTCGCTCACGCCGGAGCAGTTCAAGGGCCAGCCCTGCGTCGAGGGCCTCGACCTTGCGAGCAAGGTCGACATCGCGGCCAACGTGCGGCTCTTCTGGCGCGACCTCGAAGACGGACGCCACTACTACGCCTTCCCGCGGTTCTACGTGCCCGAGGAGCGGATCCGCGACGCCGAGCGGCGGAGCTACCTGGGGTGGGTCGAGCAGGGCCACATGACCGCGACGCCGGGCGAGATCACCGATTACGACTACATCGAGGCCGACATCAAGCGCGACACGGAGGTGGGCCCAGTCGTGCAGATCGGCTCCGACCCGTACAACGCGACGCAACTCCTGACGCATCTCCAAGCGTGGCTCGGCGGCGGCAAGGTCGTCGAGGTCCCACAGACGGTCGCGCACCTGTCGGAGCCGATGAAGGAAGTGCAGGCGGCCATCGTCAACGGCCGACTCCACCACGCCGGCAATCCCGCGTTTGCCTGGATGATCGGCAACGTGACCGCGACGGCCGATCGCAACGAGAACGTATTTCCGCGGAAAGAGGCGCCCGAGAAGAAGATCGACGGAGCGGTCGCGCTCATCATCGCGATGGGCTGCGCGCTCCGCATGAAACCGGGGGCGAAATGGCTGCTTTAGCCCAAAATCACCTGAAAACGGAGAAAATCGCATGACAACGAGCGCACTTCCCTCCGAAACCCGCCCGATCCGCATGGATCCGGAGCTCGCCGTGGAGATCGAGAAGATCCTGAAGCCGCTGAAGGGCGACGACTTGGAGCGTGGCCGAGCGGCCGTGATGGTGGTCTATCGGTCGAGTGCGAGCGGCAGCTTTGGGCAGATCCTCGAGGCATACCGCACGGCGATCGAGGAGGCCGTGACGGCACCGTGAACCCGTTCCAGTTGCTCCGCGCCTCCATCGGCCGCCGGCTGTCGGGGAAGAAGAGCCTGACGTTCGTATCTGTCGACGGCCAGGTCGATGGCTTCGACCTCGGTCTGCCGCGCACGCGCTACCCCTATGCGCGCGACGTGCGGGACGGGCTCGGCTCCAACGTCGTCATGGCGCCGGTCAACTGGATTCTCCGCAACTTCACCGAGGCGGAGCTCCGGATGGAGCGGCGGACGGACGGACTCTGGACGCAGCTCCTCGATCATCCCGCGGTGGAGCTCATCGATCGGCCCAACCCGTTCTATGACGGCGACCTGCTCTGGAAGGCGACGCTCGTCAGCTACGTCCTCGACGGCAATTCATACTGGCTGAAGATCCGGAACGCTTTCGGTGAGGTCGTCCAGCTCTGGTACCTGCCGCACATGCTGGTGAAGCCCGAGTATCCACGCGACGGCTCGGAGTTCATCAGCCACTACCGCTACACGCCGGAGTTCGGCGGCAGGCACGTCGACCTTGCCGTGGAAGACGTTGTGCATTTCCGGTTCGGCCTCGACCCCAGGAACGTGCGGATGGGCCTCTCTCCGCTCAAGCCGCTTCTGCGCGAGGTGTTCACGGACGACGAGGCGGCCAACTTCTCCGCGACGATCCTCCGCAACATGGGTGTGCCCGGCGGGGTGATTGCCCCGAAGGACTCCAGCTCCCTTCCGACGGACGACGACGTGAAGGCGATGAAGGAGTACATGCGAACCGCGTTCACGGGCGACAAGCGCGGCGAGTGGCTCGTGCTCGGCACCCCGACGTCGACGTCGCAGTTCGGGTTTGACCCGCAGCAGCTCATGGTCGGCGCGCTCCGGGACATCTCAGAGGAGCGCGTCTGCGCGATGCTCGGCGTCCCCGCGGCCGTCGTTGGATTCGGCGCCGGCCTTCAGCAGACCAAGGTCGGGGCGACGATGAAAGAGCTTCGCCGCCTGGCCTGGACGTCGTGCCTCCAGCCGATGCAGGGCTCACTCGCCCGGCAGCTCACGTCCTCGCTCGTTCCCGAGTTCATGTCACAGAGCCGACGGTTCCGGCTGTGGTTCGACGTGTCGGCAGTGCCGGCGTTCCAGGAAGAGGAGACCGAGCAGGCCCGGCGCGTCACGCTGCTCGTTGAGAAGGGAGTGCTCCGCGTCGACAAGGCACAAGAGATGCTCGGCCTCGAAGTCGACCCGAGCCAGGCGGTCTATCTCCGGCCGAGCGGCGTGTCGGCGGTCGCGGAGGGTGACGCAGGGATCGTGGAGCCGACTCCGCCGCCAGTCGTGGGCGATGATGAGGACGACGATACGGAACCCGACGCCAACGGGAACGGCAAGAACCGCGTGCGCGGACAACTGGAAGGCTCCAACGGTCGGAGGTCGTGATGGAACTTCTGTGCAAGGCATTTTCGGGGGCAGTCGAGGTCAAGGACGTATCCCAGGGTCTCGTCGAGGCCGTCGTTGGTCGCGTCGGCGTCATGGACCTCGAAGGCGATGTCTTCCTTCCGGGAGCGTTCGGGGAGCGGCCCGTACGGGTCTCATCCTACAATCATCGGTCGTGGCCGAGCCGTGGTGGCCTGCCGCCCGTGGGCAAGGGGCGCATCTTCGAGCGTGGCGACGAGGTGCGCGCCGAGATCCAGTTCTTCCTCAGTACCACTGACGGGCGCGAGGCGTTCGAGCAGGTCAAGCAGATGGGCGAGCTCCAGGAGTGGAGCTACGGCTGGCTCCCGGGCACGGAGAAGCAGGTGAAGGTGACGGACGCGCAGCGCGAAAAGGGCGTCCGCCGATCCTTCGTCCATGTGCCCGTCGCAGAGGTCTCCCCCGTCCTACTCGGCGCGTCGATCGGCACGAAAACGATGGCCGTGAAGTGCGACGCCTGCCAGGCCAAGGCCGACGGGGAGGCAGGCGACGACGAGCCGCCGCCCAAGGAAGAGTCGCCCGAGCTTCGCGCAACGATCGAGGCCGAGGTCGCACGTGCGCGGGAGTTGCTCGAGCGGGCCGGCAGCATCGCATGAGCTACGCGGTCCACTGCGGGAACGGTCGGTGCAAGTACTGGCTGGGCGAGTCTCCGGAGCCGCTTGTCTACGTGGAGTCCGTCGAGAAGGGCGAGGAGGTCACGATCCCCGCGCCCCGCGACGTGCGGATCTGCAAGGGGTGCGGCCACGTCGCGATCTTCGTTCCGAGGGCGAGCCTACGACAGGTTGGGCGAGAAGAGGTATTGACCTACTAGGGACCGTAGGTGTAGGATAGAGTCGACAGCAGCACCGAAGGCCCATCTTTGGCTGAGGTCTAGCCCCAGCGGCCAGACGACGCTCACCGCGTCGGGCTGGCCGTTTTTGCTTGACGGACTCGGTCCCCGACGCTCGAACAGGGGGCCTTTGATGTCCACGAAGCTGGTCGAGCTCAGAGAGAACTTCGACGCAAAGCAGGCCCTAGTCGGCCGCGTGCTCGAAGAGGCGGGTGAGGATCTCGACTTCTCGAAGGTCAAGTGTCTGGGCGACAAGCTCGACACTCAGGCCGCGGTCGAGAAGTTCCGCGAGGTGAACGCGGAGCTCGCGGCCCTCGAGATGGACATCCGCGCGAAGGCCGCGCTCGAGGACGCCAGGAAGCGCCTCAAGAACAACGGGGACCTCCGGGACGCCCCCGCCGGCTCCCCGCCCCCGCAGCCGGGCAACCGCGACCAGGCCGTCAGCATGAAGGCGATCGCGGACCGGCTCGTCGGATCCGAGGAGTACAAGACGTTCAAGAGCGATCGCGGGACCGGGTTCAGCATGATGTTCGAGGACGTGGACCTGAAGACGCTCATGTCGACGACGCAGGGCTGGGCGCCCGACTCCGACCGCACCGGCCGGCTCGTCGAGGCGATCACCCGTCCCATCCAGATCCTCGACCTCATCCCCGTCGCGGACACGGACTCGAACTCCGTGACCTACTGGGAGGAGACACTCCGGACGCACTCAGCGGCCGAGAAGATCGAGGGCGCGGCCTACGCCGAGTCCGCTTTCGAGTGGACGGAGCGCACGTCGCAGGTGCGGAAGATCACCGACTCGCTCCCCGTGACGGACGAGCAGCTCGACGACCGCGCGCAGCTCCGGAGCCTGCTCGAGCAGCGGCTCGGGTTCGGCGTCCGTCAGCGGCTCGACCTCCAGGTCGTGGACGGCAGCGGCACGCCGCCCAACCTCGAAGGCATCACGGAGGTGGCCGGCATCCAGACGCAGGCCAAGGGCGCGGATCCGAGCTTCGACGCGATCCACAAGGCGATCACGAAGGTGCGTGTGACCGGCCGCGCGATGCCGGGCGCGGTGGTGATCCACTCGAACGACTGGCAGGACATCCGCCTGACCAGGACCGCCGACGGCATCTACATCCTCGGTAACCCGGCCGTCGCCGGCCCGATGACGATGTTCGGTCTCCCGGTCGCGCTCAACGAGGCGCTCGACGAGGGGACGGCGCTCGTGGGCGATTTCGCGAACCACTGCCGGATCTACGACCGGCGCGGCCTGTCGATCCAGGTCGGCTACGTGGGCGACCAGTTCAAGGAAGGAAAGCAGACCCTCCGCGCGGACATCCGGGTGGCCTTCGTGGTCGAGCGCCCGGCCGCGTTCGCAACCGTGACCGGCCTGTAGGCCGCCGACCTAGGAGATACGAGCATGTCGATCAACGGACTTCCCTTCGGCCACTCGATCGGGTTCTTCAACGGCCTCGCCGACACGGTGGAGATGACGCTCCCCGGCATCAAGTCGGGGGACAACCTGCTGGCCGTCTTCTCCTGGCCGGACGCTGGCACATCAGTGCGAGGTGACGCGAAGGCCGACTTCACCGTCGGTGACGGCACGATCGAGGCTGCGACGATCGATCTGTCGGCCCGCCAGTGCGTCGCCATCTGGACAAGCGCGCCGGCCTCGTAATGAGCGTCGTCGGACCCATCAAGCACGCAGCCATAGCCGCTGCCACTGGGGGTAACAACACCCTCGTGGCGGCGGTCGCCGGTAAGTCCATCCGCGTGCTGTCGCTGCTGCTCGTGGCTTCGGGCGGCGCGAACACGGTGGCGCTCGAGTCCGACGAGGACGGGACGGCGCTGACGGGAGACATGGACCTCGGGGCCGACGGACAACTCGTGTTGCCCCACAATGACGCCGGATGGGCCGTCACCGTCGCGGGCGAGCTACTGAACCTCGAGCTCTCGGCGGCGACGGCCGTCGCCGGGTGCCTGACCTACGTGGAGGACTGACGTCATGGCAGTCATCGAAGGCGCACGCAGCGGGCCAACCGGGGGCGGACACGCCGCGGGGCTTATCGTCGAGGACGTGGCCCTCACGGCGGCGCAGATCCTCGCGCTCAACGCGACACCCATCACGCTGATCGCGGCCCCGGGCGCGAACAAGGCGATCATCTTCGAGGGCGCGGTCGTCCACAAGCCAGCGGGCACGGCATACGCCGCGGTCGCCGCCGGTGACGACCTCTCGATCAAGTACACGGACGAGTCCGGTCTCGAGGTGGGCGTTCTCGAGATGACGGGCTTCGCGGACCAGACGACAGTGCAGACGCGCTTCGTCCGACCGATCGATGCCCGAGACGTGACATTGGCGACCAACGCTGGGGCGCCGTCATCGATCACGCCGGTCGCGAATGCCGCGCTCGTCGCGCACATGCTCACGGGCGAGATCACGACCGGCGACTCACCGTTCCGGTTCCGTATCTCGTACCGGGTCGTGGACACGGTGCTCTCCTGATGCCTACCCTGATCGCTGATCGCCGGCTGTGCCTCACCGCCGATCGATCCGAGGTGGTCGAAGAGAGCGACCCTCGCGCGTCGTGGCTGCTCGTCGGTGTCGGCAAGACGATCGGATCCGGCGACGTGGAGCGGTACGGGCTCACGGAGGCGGAGGGGCGCGTCACCTGGGGTGCAGCGCCGGCAACGAAGGCCGCGCCGAAGGCAGAGGACAAGCAGGCCGCCAGGCCGGAAGACAAGGGGGCGAGCGTCGACGAGGACGCCGTGCCGGAATGGCCGCTCGAGACGGATCCGGAGACGTACCTCGAACGGTATCCGGACGGCCCAAACGCCGACCTCGCTCGCCAGATCCTCGACGCGCAGGACAGCTCCGGTGAGCCGTGATCGCCGTCGCCGACCTCCTCGACTGGCTGGGGAACCCTAGCGGGGTCAGCGATCTGCTGACGGCCCTGGAGGCTCGGGCTGTCGACCTCGTCCAGCAGGAGACGGAGCGTTACTTCGGCACGAGCACGGCGCATACCGAGTACCTCATCGGCGAGGGCGCCCTGAAGCTGCGCCTGAACGAAGCGCCGACCGTCATCACGAGCGTTCACGAGCGCACCTCTGTCGGGGGCGACTGGACCGAGATCACCGCGGGCGACGACGACGGCTTCGAGATCCGCGCACCGGACAGCGACGCCGGGCGGGCGATTCTGCTCCGCAAGGGCGGCCTCTCCTGGAGCTACGGCCACGAGTATCGGGTGATCTACCCGTTCGGCTACACGGCCGGAGCCGAGCCGGGCGAGATCCGACAGGCCGTGATCGACCTCGTTGCGTTCAAGTATCACGAGCGCGGCCGCGAGGGCCTCCGCTCAGAGACACTCGGCGACTACAGCTACACGACGCTCGTGGACGCGATGGGTCGCCGTGACCTTGCCGCGGTCCCTGGTCTCATGCGAACGCTCGCCCGCTGGCGTGGGCCGGTCTACGCATGATCTCCTCCCGTCTCTTCGACCACACGGTCACGGTCTGGGGCTCGCAGGACGTCCGCGGCGCCACCTTCGGCGACGTCGAGCGGCAGTGGTCTCCCGTGCCCGGCATGTCGGACTTCCGGATCGCGATCCAGACCCGCCGCGAGACCCGACAGGATGCCGGTCCCGGCGAGCGCGTGGTCGGCGAATACAACGGTTACGGCCCCGCCTCGATGGACGTGATCGAGGGCGACGTCGTCGAGATCACCGCTGGGACGGAGGCTTCTCCGAACCCGGCTGAGGTCCGGCTCCTCAAGGTGGACTCGGTCTACAAGCCGCGCGGCCGGCACACGCAGCTCGTGCTCATCCACTGGGACGGAGAACTCGCATGATGGGCCTCCGGTTCGGCAAGGTGACGGGCGTCGTCGGGATGGGCGACCATCTCGGCCAGGAGACGCTCCGCGACGTGCTCCGGGCGTCAATCAAGGTCGCCGACAAGATGGTCGCGCACGCCAAGCGGATCCTCTCCGCCCGGGGCGACGGTCCGTCCCGCCCGGGTCAGCCGCCCGCCATGCACGAGGGGATGCTCGTCGACGGGATCGGCCGCACAGAGGGAGCAGTCAACCGCGGCGCGGCGTTCGTAGCGTGGGGGTTCGGTGTCGGCCGGGACGCGCTCCGAAGGATGGAAGCGCACGCGGCCCGCCGAGGTGAGCCGCTCGGCAACATGTTCGCGATTGGGCTGATGAACGAGTACGGCTCGGTCAGCTACGCCCTCGCGCGTTCGCATCCGCAGCGGCCGTTCATCCGGCCGACCGAAGAGGCGCTCAAGGCCGAGGCCATCGCTGACATCGAGCGGGCGCTGGGGGTCCGGTGAGATGGGACACCGTGATTCCGACCTGCCTCGTGGCGCCTGTCGTGGCGGACTCCGTGGTGCAGTCCGTGCTCGGCAACCCGCCCGCGTTCTTCATGGCCGGCGAGCGCGAGTTCAAGGTGAACTCGATGCGCTGGCAGCTCGTCGCGAACACCGAGGGCGAGAACTACGAGGTGTCGCTCGTGCAGATCGACTTCTGGGTCCGGACGCTCACAGAGGTCCGGACGCTCGAGCGGGCACTCCGCCGTCTCCTGCACCACGAGACCGAGGTCACGATCGGCGGTCTCGACCTCTGGTCTCAGTACCTCGACAGCCGCCCGCTCATGGGCGCCACGGACGGCACGATCGCGCGCGCGCTCGACTTCCGGCTGACCTACCTCCGCGGCCGGTTCGTCCCGGCATGAGCACGCTCACCGCCCTCGTCCTTGTCGCTGGCGCGCTCGCCTACGCCCTGCTCGATCATGTGCTTCGCATCCGGCGGGCGTCGCACCTACTCGCCATGCCGGAAAGCACAGAGCCGCACGCCCCCGACACTCCAGAACCCTACGAAAGCGAGACTCGAATGAGCATGTCACAGCAGCAGCTCCGGACCCTGGGCCTCTCCCACGTCCGCCGCGCGGTCCAGGGCGGGAAGGTCAAGCCGGCCGACATCGCGCGCTGGAAGGAAGAGCTCGGCGAGGCCGCGGTCCAGAAGATCATCGACGACGCCAAGGCCAGTGCCGAGGCGCCCGCACCCGCGCCGCGGGAGCACAAGAAGACGTCCACTTCCGCGAAGGAGTAATCCATGTCGTCGTACAGCCTTCTCGACCTCACCGCCCAGCTCCGAGCGATCGGCCGCGGCTCGGTCTTCTACGGGACCGGCGCCTTCGCGGGTACCGGCACCGACCTCGTGCTCACGCATCTCGGCGACACCGAGGGCGAGATCAGCATCGAACTGAACGACTCGTACTCGGAGCTCACGCTGCCCGAGCTCACAGGTGCGGCCCCGCACGAGAAGTATCTCGAGGGCTACGCGCCCCAGGTCACGATCCCGCTCTACGCGGCCGACGATGCGCTTCGGGCGATCGTGTCGCCGACGGGCTCGCCGCACGGCGGCTACCAGCGCCGGCGCGCGGTCACCGAGTACTCGATGGTGATCTTCCCCGAGCAGCTGTTCATCGAGGCCAACGCCCAGGTCGCGGTCGCGTACACGACGGCGGGTGGGTGGACGGTCGGTGGTGATGCCGCGACGGCGGCGCAGCTCGCGCTGATCGACCTCGCGATCTTCTTCTGGCGCGGCCACTTCACCGCCACGCCGCCGATCTACCGGCACGAGGACGGCGGCAAGGTCGTGCAGCAGGTGATCTACCACGCGATGCACAACGGCGACATGCCGGACGGGCATCACCTGTTCACGATCGGCCGGCCGGAAGAGACCGCGGCGGCGATCGAGATCGCGGCGGCCTAATGCCTCAGTTCACGCGGATCCCGCGGGCCGAGCTGGAGCGCATGGCTCACGAGCAGTATCAGAGCCAGTTCGGAGGCGAGCGCCCCGCGGCCACCCGGCCTCGCAACGTGCGTGCGACGCGCCTGCTCGTGGGCGCCGAGCAGCTGTGCATCGAGTACCGCGGCAGGCCCTACGAGCTCCTGCCGGTGGAGTTCGCGGACGGCGTGCTGCTCGCCGAATGCCGTGCCGCGGTCGAAGAGATCGAGGACGAGGCGAAGCTCTCCCCGGAGCTCGTGCGTGACTACCTGGTCGCGCTCCGGAAGGTCGTCGCGCTCGCGCCGAAGTATCTCCGGCCGGCCGCCGGCGTCGGGCGGCTGCTCTGGCGGCTCCGGATCAGACGCAACCCCTACCGCAACGCGACGGAAGCGGAGGTCGGTCAGCTCCTGGGTTTTTTCTTGGGGTGCCGGATGAGGTCCAGCGTCCGGTACCCCGGCACCTAAGGGCATCGGGCGGTGCCGCCGACCTGCTCGACCAGGCGCTCGAGTTCCGGGTCGCGTTCGGCGCCTATCCCCGGACGTGGGCCGAGTTCATCTCGGGTACCGCGCACCTCGGTAGGGCGGCCCCGGCCGAGAAACTCCGCATTGCGGACGCGGTCGCGGCGACGCGGGACCCGAAGGGGTGGGATCAGTGGAAGCGCGACCATCAGACGCTCGCCGGGCTGTGAGGTGACGTCGTGATCCGCCGACTAGTGAGGTGGGTTCTGCGTCGTCCACGGAGGCCGGAAGTCCACGTCTACATGGATCCGCCTCCGCCGGGCGACGTGCGCTTCAATCGTGAGTGGTTCGGCCGATGATCAAACGTCTGATCCAGTTGGTCTTGGACGCTGCCTCAGCCCGTCGCCTGGAAAAAGAGGTGGGCCGGTCGATGTCGCGCGTTGCGCGCGAGTCCGAGTCCACCATGAGCAAGGCGTTCAAGCGGATCGGTGGGTTCCTGGTCGCCGCGTTCTCCGTTCGCCTGCTCGCCAACTTCACGCGCGAGATGTTCAAGCTCGGCTCCGCGGCGGCCGAGACGGGCTCCAAGTTCGAAACCGTGTTCGGCGCCGAGCGGGCCGCCGAGTTGGATACGTTCCTCGCGAAGTGGGCGAACCTTGCGGGCCTCACGCAGTCCGAGGGCCGCAACATGCTGGCGATCGCAGGCTCGATCGCGCAGGGCATGGGCTTCGCGACGGACGAGTCAGCGGAGTTCGCCGAGAGCATCGTCAGACTTGCGGGTGACTTCCAGAGCTTCCACGACGTCCCGATCGCCGAGACGTTCGCCGCGATACGCTCAGGCATCACGGGCGAGACGGAGCCACTCAAGCGGCTCGGTATCGTGCTGCGCGCGGCCGACGTGGACGCGCGGGCGCTTGGAATCACCGGCAAGAAGACCGCCAAGGAGCTGACCGAGCAGGAGCGTGTGACGGCCCGGCTCGCTCTCATCACGGAGAAGGCTGGCGTCGCGATCGGCGACCTCGACCGCACGCAAGACTCGGCCGCGAACACCGCGCGCAGGATCGCCGCACGGTTCAGGGACATCCGCGAGACGGTAGCGGTAGGGCTGCTCCCGATCTTCGAGGAGCTGCTGCCGCTGTTCGACCAGCTCGCCGTCAAGGCTGAGGCGTTCGCGCGGAATACGGGCAGCGTGGTGCAGGCGCTTCTCGACCTCGCGGGCGTTGTGGACTCGACGCTCGCCGTCGAGCTCGCGGGCATCGAGCGGCAACTGCGTTCGCTCGACGAGACGCAGCGGCAGGCGTTCCTCACGTCCCGCCTCCAGGGCGCGGCCCGCGAGTACGAGTCCTTGTTCAGCCGGATGAGGGCGGCTCAGCAGGCCATCTTCGACTCGACGCCTGAGTTCGAGCGGGTCGGCAAGGCCGTCGAGGACATGACTAACCGGCCGATCCGCGAGATGCAGGAAGAGCTGACCCGCGCCGGCGCGGTGATGAATGCCATCTCCGGGATGATGGGCCGGACGGGCGCGGCTCCGGGCGGAGGTGGTGGAGGCGTAGGCGGTGAGGACGACGCGGCCCGCCGGCGCAGCGAAGAGGCGGCGTGGCAGCAGCAGCTCGCGATGTGGGACGCGGAAGCCGAGGCCCTCGCGTCGAACGCAGCGTTCGAAGAGGAGCTCTGGCAGCAGCAGCTCGCGAGATGGGCCGACGAAGCGGCGGCGATGGCCGCGACCGAGGAGTACAAGCGGGACCAGCTCGAGGAGACCAGAGAGAAGGCCACGAGCGTCGCCGAGAGCATGACGGGCGCGCTCGCGTCATTCTTCGAGGCGACGGCCCTGGGCTTCGGCAGTCAGGAGGGCGTGTTCGCTTCCGCGGTTCAGGCCGCGCGCGAAGCCGCCGCGGGGATCGTCGGGGCTATGGTTGCGGGCAAGGTGGAGGCGCATGTCGCGCTAGCTGCTGGCGCGTTCGCTTCGGGCACCTGGCCCCCCAATCCGGTAGCGATTGCGGCAGGCTTCAAGCACCTAGCGGCGGCCGCGTTGTTCAAGGCCATCCCTGGCGTCATCAGCGGCGGCTTCGGTGGCGGCGGTCGCGGCGGCGGTGGCTCGGTCCCACGCGGCGCGATCGGCTCGTCGGTGCCTGGCTCGCGCGACCTCGCAACTCCGGAAGTGCACATCCACATGGACCCTCTCAACCCCTCGAATGCGAAGGCGCAGCGGTTCGTGCACGGGGCAAATCAGTTGGCCGTCGAGCGGTTCGGCCCGAATGTGAAAGTGGTCGTGCACCCGGGGTCCGGCGCATGAGCCTCTCGCTGCGGCCGCGCTGGGTCTACACCGATGCGCTCGGCGCCGTGGACTACCATGCACGCCTGCCACAGCGGCCCTGGGACCCCGGTACCGACACGCTCGGGGGATCGGATGTGTCAGCAGCCGGTGTGCCGGCCGCGTTTCTCATCCGTCGCGACCCGCTCTGGCATGTGACGCTGCGGTTTCCCGAGGGCGAGTGGCCGAACGTCGAGCGTCTGATTGCCCACGGCCAGGGGGCGGGCTCGATCACATTCTACCCGGACCGGCTGAGCGGCCTATCGCACACGGTGTATCTCTTGAGCCCAGCAATGGGTGAGCGGGTGAGGCCGCGTCGCTCGGACGAGCCTTCGACGCAAGAGATCGACCTCGTCTTGCGTCGCACGACGACGGGCGCCGGAACGGCCGTGGCAGACCTGTACTACGACGAGGCGCTCCTGAGCTTCAGCGCCGGCGACGACTTGCGGAGCGCCGTGTTCGCGCGCGCCGGCGCGGTCGGGCCGTACATCGACGCGGACGGCGTGCTGCAAAATGCGCTCGCGAACGTGCCCCGCATAGATCATGTCTGGTGGCGCGGCGTATGGATGCCGACGCTGGTGATCGAAGACGATCATATCAACCTGAACGACACCGACGACTTCAGCGCGTGGGACGACAACTCCGGCACGCCGACGCACGTAGCGGTCGCAGATACCGACCTGACCGGCTACACGATCGCGGACGACGACGGAGCGGCGGTCGAGCAACTCGGCAACGTCGTCACGTTCACGGGCGACGGCGTGAAGGGCTTCTCGTGGGTGGTGCGTGAGAACACGATGCCCGCGAGCGGCGTGCAGCGGCTCGGGTTCGAGGCCACGACGGGCTCCCCGGGCGTGCGTGGTGAGCTTCAAATCTCGGCGTGGGTGGACGGTGAGCCGACGGTCGCCGCAGCGAACGGCGCGGCCTATCTCGGCAAGCGGTACGTGGGCAACGGTCGCTGGCAGCTTTTCGGCCTGACGGCTGCGATCACGGCGAGCGAGACGACCCGCGCGTTCATCATCCCCGCGAGTGTGGCGGCGGACACCGGCTCGCTCGACGTGTTCCGGCTCAACGTCTACAACTCCACCCGGCCGCCCAGTTCGATCCTGAATGCCAGCCAAACTCTCGGTAACGAGTCGTTCTACCAGTCGTTCCTGCACGATCCGCAGGCGATGAGCGGGCTGGTCGACTTCTTCGAGGGCGAGGTGACGCCGTTCGTGTTGGAGTTCATACAGTTACTCGGCGACGCTACGGAGAGCTTCATCTCCGTGTACCGTGAACCCGCGACCGACCTCTACCGCGTGCAGCATCACACGCCCGCCGGCGACGTCTACTCTCAGGTGGACATCAACCCCGCGCGCGGTAATCGCGTGCGTATCCGCTGGGACGTAGACGCTACGGGCGCGGTGCTGATTGCGGCGTCGAAGGATGAGGGCTCAGGCTTCAGCGCCGAGACGGTGGGGGCACGCTCTGCCGCCAACACGTTCGCGTCTCGCTGGGGCGCGGCCCCACGACGCAGCTTGGGGCAGCAGGCGAATTACATCGCGACGGCGATCCTGCCAGGGTCGGGCCGCACTCTGGCCGACCTCGTGCGCTACACGGAAGCGGCCTGATGGCACTCCTCCCGATCTTTGCCCTGACCGTATACCAGGAAGACGACACGACCCCGCTCTTCACGGTCTCGACCGACCCCGCGCACGCGAACCCGTACCTCAAGGCGTTCGAGAACTTCCCCGAGCAAGAGGTCGACTTCGCGAAGGGCGCGGCGTCGATCGGGCAGCAGACCGTGCGCATCGTCGACGTACCGACGGATCCAACCGACCAGTCAACCGGGTGGATGACCGCGCAGCTTCCGGACGGCGGCTACTCGGCGCTCATGGGCCACCGGGCCGTGACCACGCAGGACATCGGGGCCGGCGCGGAGATCATCCTCGAGGGCGTCGTCCGCTCGGTCGTGCTGCTCGACACGTGGTCGACCTACGAGCTCGAGCTCCGCGACATCCGCGAGCGCGAGCGGAAGACGAAGGCGTTTACCAGGACCGACACACCTACCGTGCTGCCACGCGGTGTGCTGGACGGGTACGGGGTTTCGTTCTCGATATTCGGCATCAGTACCACGTTCCCGGTCCCGCCGACGGCTCCGTGCACCGGCACCTATCTCCAGCGCACCACGAGCCAGGGCGAGATCCACGAGATCTTCCAGCCTCCGGGGCAGCCGATCGGTGTGCTCACGCTGACGGCCCCGATGGCGGACGCGCTCAACTCGGTGGCGCCGATCGACGACGAGAAGGAAGTGCTCGTCTACGACCGCTGGAAGCTGCTCTGGCGAGACAAGGCGACTGGTGGCGCGTACACCACGCTGACGCAGGTGGCGGCTCGGCACAGCGGGCTCCAGCTCGGTCAGATGCGCCTGCTCTTCAACATCTCCTCTCAGGGGCAGCGCACCGGCGTCTCGGTCGGAACCCAGATCGACGCGATCGGGATCAACAACGTGGTCTCTGGCGGCACGCTCCCCTCCGACCAGCAAGAGATCGAGTTCATCATCCAGTACGACGGGCCGGTGACCGAGGACTGGCGACTGCACCTCCAAGGCCTCACGGTCGGCGAGTTCCTGCGGAACGGCTACCGCGGCGACTACTCGGACGAGCCCCCGCGTATCCGCTACGACGAGGCGTCGCTGCTCGCGTTCAGCCTGCCGATCAGGGCCACGATCGGGAAGCCGGTCGACGACCTACGCGACTACTTCGAAAAGCACGCCTACCCGATCATCCACGCGGCCCCGACGCTCAACGCCGACGGTGAGATCAGCCCCGTCACGTACCTGCTCCCACCCGACGGCGTCACGCTCCCGCACCTCGACAACGACAACTGCGCACCCGAGGGCGGAGGCTGGGCGCACGCCAGCCAGGACGCGATCAACCTCGTGGTCGTGAAGTACAAGCGCGACTACGCGATCAACCCGGAGGACGCGCCGAACCTCGCGCCCTCGGACCTGCTGCAAGCCAAGGAGATCGAGCATGACTTCCCGCTCCAGGAGTCGATCGACCTACTGGGCGAAGAGAAGCTCGAGGTTAACTCCGACCTGCTCCGCACCATCGGCACCAAGGACGGCGGGCCGCTGGGCGGCGACGCGACGGACGAGACCGGCTATCACGTCGCCCGCAAGATCGCGCGCATGGCGACTGACCGCTTCGTGCAGGGCGGCCAGTACTTCCGGCTCCGCGGCATGCGGACCGACTCGGACGTCGAGGCGCTGGGGCCCGGCTCGTGGGTCACGGTCGGCGTCTCCTGGATGCCCGACTACCTGCTCGGGACGCGCGGCCTCGCCAGGATGGCTCAGGTCGTCGGCCGCCGGAACCTGAACGCCGCGTGGTGCTCGCTCACGCTGATCGACGCGGGCTCCGCAAACGCGCCGCTCGCGCAACCGACGCTCGGCACGGTGACAGCCGACGCGGCGGGAGTCGTGAGCATCCCCGTCACGGCGCTAGGCTCGGGCGGTGAGGCCAGGGTCGACTACGCGGTCAGCGCCACGGAGCCGGCGGCGACGTCGGGCCTCTGGATGTTCCTCGACCGCGTGGACTCGGTACCGACGACGCTCACGACGCCGCCACTGCTGTCGGGCGCGACCGTCTGGGTGAGGCCTCGGAGCGAGAACCTTGGCCGCAGACCTTCGGCGTGGGGGAGCGCCGTCAGCGTCGTGATCGGCACCCAGGCGCGGCTCCTGAACGTGGCGGTGACGCTCGACGAGTTCGGCGTGCCTACCGTCTCGTGGGTGCCGAATGCCGACTGCCTTGGCGTCCAAGTCACCTACGACGTGCACGACCGAGGGACGCTTGCAACGCTCGGCTCCGCGACGGACGTAGACGCGAGTGACCTGCAACTCGAGCTGTCGGCCGAGCGGGTACGTAACGGTCAGGTCATCACAGTGCAGGTGGAGCCCTATACCGGCTTCTCTGGAGGCTCCGTCGCTGGGACGGCTGGCCCGGCCGTGGAGCTGAGAGTGGTCTCGCACTCGGTCCCCTTCAATGACGTCTTCCCCGGCGAGCAGCTCACGGGCACGAACCCGACGGTCAAGGGCTCGTTGGACGTCGAGGGAGGCGAGGGTGCGACGGTGCTCAGCATACTGTCAGTGAGCGGCGGCCACGTCACTTTCAACGACGACGGTGGCGTCCAACAGGCCGTGATGGGCTACGCGGGAAGTCCGGTGGACGAGTTCGACCTATTCTCAGACGTCGCGGTGAGGATCAATACCCAGGCCAACAGCGAGGAGATCGCGCTTGAGTCAGGGGCAGACCTCACCCTCGACGCCGACAGCAACGTCATCATGCCTTCGTTGCCCACGAGCGACCCCTCGGTAGCCGGCGCCCTTTGGATCGACACGAGCGCGGGTCGCGTGCTCAAGGTGAGCGCCGGATGAGCGCGCTACATGAAAGCCGGCACGCATCCCCGGACAGGCCCGTGATCGAACGGCGGAGTCGGGTGATCGGGGCTTTGCAGCAACTCGTGCAGGATCTCGTGCAGGATGATTTGGGAGCTCGTGTCGGGGTTCTTGAGTTCGGCGTGCGGCTCGGAGATGTAGATGTCGTGGGGTCGCCACCACTCGCCCGCGACTTCGGTGCCCGTCGCGGTGCTGATCCAGCGGGGTCCGCCGGGCACGCGAAACCAGCGCACGCGCGCGAAGTCCCCCTCGATCCCCGCACACGCAGCCATCTCGGCGTACAGCGTGGCGTACACCGCGGGCGGCGTGAACTCGACGGCATCAGGGCGCGCAAGCGGCTCAGTCGCGGACTGACCGCATCCCACCAGCGCCAGGGCCACCAGAAGTCGTCTCATGCTGCCTCTACGCTACAACGCTCCCCGGCCTTCAGAAAGCGTACAAACCCCGAACTACGTATCGCCAGCCTCGCTCTACGTCATCGGAGGCCCGCGTGAAGCCGCTCGCCCTCGCTATCTCCGGCATCGGGCTCGCGCTCTGGAACGCCGCCCAGGCGACAGGGGCGCTCGTGCAGGAGCCGATCGGGCCTCAGAGTGGCGTGTCTGCCGAGTGGGTGTTCCAGGCCGGCGTGCTGCTCGCGTCGGCTGCCATCATGATCCGGTTCGGGATGCTGCTCGCGTCGTGGAAGCGCGCGCTCGACAAGGCAATCCTACTCGGTGACGCCGTGTCGAAGCTGGAACGTCGCATGAGCGAGGCCGAGGACCGGCTCGCGTCGCACGACGCTTCGCGGGCGAGCCACAACCTGCTCGTCCAGGAGCACTCGCTCCGGCTGGGGCTCAGGAAGACGGACCTGTCGCACGGGCAGGAGGCGGGCTGATGGAATGCTCCCACCCTCGAAGTCCTGGCCACGGAGATCGAGCATCATGAACGACTTCGTGCCGAGAGATCCGGGCAGGGACACGCCTGAAGAAGAAGAAACCACACTCAGGACGAGCGGTCAGCGTCGGATCAATCTCATATGGGAGAGTACACAGGCGATCATCGCGCTGATGACTGTAGGGGGCGGTGTTCTGGTCATGGTTCGCAATGCAATGGTAGGGTCTGACGCACCGATCCCCTCATCGTTGACGAGCATGATCTTTCTCGTCCTCGGCTTTTACTTCGCGCGCACGAACCATTCAAACATGGGTGGAATTGGACCGAGACATCATTCCGACGAGCGAAGATGAGCGACGACTGGAGCGGTAAACGCCTCGCGCTGGTTCGCAGCATTTGGGGGATCGCGGCGGGCTCCGTGTTCATGGGCGCCGCCATCTACTTCGTGCCGCATCTGATCGAGGACGGCGTGCTGAGCAGGGACGAGCTGCTGCTCACCACGCTGTTCGCCGTGATCGGTGTTCTGGCGGCATCCCCCACGACCGCGTTCCAACTCATCGGCAAGGCTGTCGAAGTGTGGAACGCGCGGAAGAAGACACCCTAACCGGAGATCATATGCTCACCTCACTGCTAGCCCTTGGAATCTCGCAGGGCACCGTGTTCTCAATTCTGATCGCGCTCTTGATCTTCGTGATCGCGATATGGGCCATCGGCCTGCTGCCGCTGCCCGCGAACGCTCCGCCGATCAAGTGGGTGCTGTACGTGATCGCGGCGGTGATCCTCGTCTTCTACCTGCTGCGCTACGTCTAGCCATGCTCCCCCTCGTCGCCCTCGGCATCGCGGCCTGCGACGCGGACCACAAGGTCCGTGAAGTCGGCGGCAACAACCGCGGCCCGCGCATCCGGCAGTATCTCGCCAACGTCGGGTTCGCCGAGGGTGCTCCGTGGTGTGCGGCCGCAATCGCCTACTGGTCCGACCTCGCCGCCCGCTCGCTCGGCGTGCAGAACCCGCTCGACGCGGTGAAGCTCGAAGCCCTCGTTCAGAGCTACTACGACCGGCTCCAGGGCTCCGAGGTGCCGCCCGATCAGGTGCAGCCCGGCGACCTCGTTCTCTACAAGTTCGGCTCGTCGGGCCGCTGGGATCACATCGGCATCGTGTCCCAGCCACCGCTACCGGGCGCGAAGGGCTTTACCGCGGTCGAGGGCAACACCTCGGAGGAAAGCCAGCGCGACGGTGACGCCGTGGCGTTCAAGCCGCGCCTACTCGATGCCGGGTATCCGGTGTGCTTCATCGCGTGGGACGGGAGGGACCTGGAATGACCCCCACGCCCGCCGAAGCCCGCCTCGAGCTCCTCCGCTCCCGCACGTTCATCCGCGGCGCCGAGACGCAGCTCACGAAGGCGCTCACGCTGCTCGACCAGCTCACGGGCGCGGCCCCCGACCCGCGTGACCCCGGCATCTGGATCGGACGACGGGCGCTCGATGCGCTGCCGATGGAGGGAGCCGATTGGGACCGGCTGCTCTTCGACGCACGGGTGAACCCCGGCCCCGCGAACATCGCAGACCAGGACAGCAATCACGACACCTACACGATGGCCTCCGCGCTCCTGGCGGCTCGCGTTGGTGACGAGTCCCTGTTGACCGAGGCAACCGCCCGACTCTCGGCGGCCGTGGGGACGGAGGGCAACGTTCGCTGGCTCGCGGTCGGCCGGAACCTCGGCGCCTACATCATCGCGGCCGACCTGCTCCGTGGCGCCGGCGTCACTCTACCGGCCTCGGTCACCGCGTGGCTCGCGGCGTGGCCTGCGAAGACGCTCCCCGAGAACAACCCACCGAACGAGCTGGTTGGATGGCAGCCGTTCTACTCGGGGTCGAACGCGGGGGCGCAAGAGGGGTTCGCGTACACCGCTCTGGCCGCGTACCTCGGAGACCGCGCGATGCTCGAGCGGGCATGGGATACGTTCCGCCGCTTCTGCGGCGACCCGACCGCACCTGACCCGCTGGGAATCAACCTGAAGCTCGGCGTGAGCAGGGGCTGGGCTCACGACCCGGAGAACCCGACCGCGATCGTCCCGGCAGGCGTCACACGGGACGGCAGGCGTTTGGATGGCGCGATCATCAACGACATGAGCCGGAGCATGAACCCGTACTCGTGGCCGCCCGTCTGGGAAGTCGGCACGTCACAGTACCCGTGGGTCGCGCTCGAGGGGCTCGTGCCCGCAGCGCACATCCTCAACCGCGCTGGCTATCCGGCCTGGGAGGTCGCGGACAGGGCCGTGCTCCGCACGCTCGAATATCTGTGGTATCTCCGCGTCGAGACGGGCGAGCTCCGGTGGTTCGACGGCATCCGCGCGAGCGAGTGCGTGCAGCTCGTGAATCAGGCTTATGGCACGGCGTTCCCGGTCGCGCGGACCGTGGGCCGTGGTCGCACGTTCGGCTGGACAGGCTTCACGCATGGAGGACTCGCATGAGCACTTCACGCCGCTCCCCTCACGGTGCCTACGCCGGCCTGTGGGGTTTCTGGCTCGCCGGAACCGTGCTCTACATCTACGGGCTCGCGACGGGCCGCACGTGGGCCACCCCGTTCGGTGCGCTCTGCTGGCTCGGCTCGTTCGGCTGGCTGGAGGCGCTCCCGATGGCGATGCGTCGGCCCGAGTACACGCTGTCGGGGGTCGTCGGCTGGCTGATCTGGCGGCTCGAGGGTGAGGGGGATACCGCGTGGCGCTGGCTCGCCGACGCCATCACGCTGCCGGTCGCGGTGCTCGTCGCCCTCACGATGGTCGCGCTGTTCGGAGGCTGGGCAGGTTGGGCGCTCGGCATCGGCTGGGCCGTGCTGCTCCTCATCCTGCTCCACCGGCATTGGCGATGGATGGCGGGCGTCCGATGAGGGTGTCGGCAGGCGGGCCGGGCGCTACTCCGGCTTCCGCGTTAACGGCTCCGGCGGTCACAGTGGATTTTCACCACCCACCACGGCGTCGCATTTGCGCCGCTCCTTACGTCAGTCTTCGGGACGTGTCTGCTTTCCACGCCGCCGCCTGCCGACCCTTCAGTCTACACCAGGGGGCCGTCCGATGAAAGCCGCCCTCCTCACCCTGCTAGCCCTCGGTGGCATCGCCTGGTACGTGGCCCATGTCACGGATACGGATGCGTGGATCGATGGCGCGTGTCGGAGGGTGGGACGATGAACCGCGACCGCCTGCTCTGGGTCCTCGTCGGAGCCCTCACCGTCATGCTCGGCATGTCGTACTGCTCGGGCCGCTCGGGTGCCGTCGAAGCTGCCGCGGTGGCGCGTGCCGAGGGCCATCAGGCCGCGTTGGACTCGCTCGCCCCTATCACGGAGGCCCTGAGGGCCGAAGCGCAGCGACGGGACACTCTGATCGTACACGTTACCGATACGCTCCGGGTGGTCATCGAGCGGGCAGTCGTGGTCGCCGAGGAGGCCGCCGACTCCCTGCACGCCCGGCTCGACTCCGTGGAGGTGACCTACTTCGCCGAGTACCAGGAGGCGACCGAGACACGGATCAACGCCCTGGAAGTGCTCCTCGAGGAAACCCGCCTATGGGGGCAGTCGTGGAAGGACGCGGCCGAGGCGTTGGAAGTCGAGAACCGCGAGCTCCGGCTCAGGGGCGACGCCTGGGAGGAGGCTTACGAGGCGAGCCGTGGGCAGAATCGGTGGCTCAAGGTCGGCCAGGCCGCGGCTGCTGCGACTGGCTTCGCGCTGGGGAAGCTCTGATGATCGACTCCCGAGCCGAAGG